TGGACACCTTTAACTATTGCTGATAGAGATACAATAAATACTACTCTAATAAAAGCAAACAGAGGTCAGGAAGAAGGCAGTTTAGATTTTGCACTCCAAGTAATTATCAGTAAAGCTGAAGATGCAACTGGTAACAAGTTATTTAATGAAGCTGATAGGGCAAGTCTTAGAAGAGAGATACCATTGTCAATATTGCTAGAACTTATGACAAAAATGCAAGAGTTGGGCGAGGAGGCTACCCCTGATGCCGTAAAAAGCTGAGTTAAAAAAGAATAGTTATCTTCATATGCAATTTTTCATTGCAGAAAAATTAGGTATGACATTAGTTGATTTACGAAACAAAATGTCTTTAGAAGAAATGTATGCCTGGAACGCATATTTCAACCATAAGGCTGAACAAGAAGAAAAAGCATACGAAGATGCAAAAAGAAAGGCTCAAACTCTAAAAATTAGTGGCTGGCTCTAATTACGATGTAAATATTAAGTTAGATGTTCGGAAGATAAACCAGCAAATATCTAACTTAGAAAGAAGAATATCTAAATTAAATGCGTTAGCACAAGGGAAAAGGGGCGATTCAAAAATATTACTGAAGAATGAAAGAGATAAAACCGCAGAACTTTTAAAACAGGAAAGATCACAAAAAAGATTAAATAAAGAATTACAAAGAACAAATAGGTTAAAAAAAGAAGAGTTAAATCTAGCAAAAAGAGCAACTGGAAAAGGTAGCGGAGGTACTAGCACCAGCACGAGTGCAATAGACAGGCAAAGGCAAAGAAACTTTGATATGAGAATAGGAAAGTTTGCTGGATCAGGGCCAGGTGTTTACGGACCACAACCCAGAGGACCGAGAGGTTCTGGCACTTTAGCAAGACTAGGTCTTAAAGGAGATGATATTTCTGGAGCATTAATAAGTGGTGCATTTCCATTGTTATTTGGACAAGGACCATTAGGTGCTGCTGCTGGTTTTGGTGGTGGATTAATTGGTTCGAAGATAGGAGGACAGACAGGGGGTTTTGCTGGAGGTTTAGTTGCTACTGCACTATTAACCCAAGCACAACAAATCACAGATTCTACGGCTAAATTAGGTCAAGCATTTAATCTTTTAACTCCTGATATTGAAGGATTGACTAGGGCTTTAGGAGCAAACGGAACGGAAAGAGAAAAACAAATACAGTTAATTAAAAAGACACAAGGAACACAAGCTGCATTAGCAGCCGTAACCGATCAGATGAATCAACAGATAGGAGAAAAAGCAGTTAAGAGTCTAAAAGAGTTTGGAGAAACCAGCAGATTAATAGGAAATCAATTCCAAATATTAGGAACAAAAATGCTTGCTGCAATAGCACCTGTTCTTAATTTATTGGCTACACCTTTTGCTGGTCCAGCACAAAGAGCAGAAAGAGACAGGCTTGCACAAGTAGGAGGAGCAGAAACCGATCCAGAATTAAGAATTTTAGAAACAAGACTAGGTAATGTTGGAACTGGTAGAACAGCAGGAAAACAGCGTGAAAGAATACAGCGACAAATAGAAGCCAGAAGAGAAGAACTTGCTTTGTTAGGTAAAAGTTTAGAAAGACAAACAACTGTAAATATGATTGAAGATTCTAGACTGAAGAAAATTAGACAGCAGAATGTTTTATTACAGGCAAAAGTTAACGGTAATTACGAGGAAGTTTTATTAGCACAAGAACTTCAAGCAAAAATAAATCAAATGGTTGAGGATGGTGCAAAACAAGAAGAATTAGATGTAAACAAAATTGAAAATTTATTGAAACAAAATAATGAATTAGAAAAGCAAGCAGAAAAAGCAGAACGAGTTAGAGAATCATTCAAAAATCTTGGTCAATCACTTGCAACAGATGTTGCCGATGGTTTACAAGGTCTTATTCGTGGTACGTCTACTTTAGGAGATATGTTAAATAATGTACTAAATAAAATGATTGATGCTGCATTTAATATGGCTTTCTTTGGCAATGTCAGTGGACAGATGGGAGGAGGAGGATTATTTGGTTCGATACTTGGTGGATTAGGAGGATTATTCGGTGGCGGTGGAGGTATCAGTGGTGGTCTTGGTAGTTTTACTAGGAGTGCTGCAAGTGCAACTCCGACTTTAACTCCTACTCAACAGGTATCACGTTTTACCTTTGGAAAGGCTGCTGGTGGTTCTGTTAGAGCAGGAAATGATTACATCGTAGGAGAACGTGGACCAGAATTATTTAATCCAGGTGTTTCTGGCACAATTACACCGAATCATGCTCTTGGTGGTTCAACAAATATTGTTGTAAATGTAGATGCTTCTGGATCTTCAGTTGAAGGAGATGAGCAAGGTGGTAGAGAACTTGGTCGTATGATTTCGGCTGCGATACAATCGGAATTACTAACGCAAAAAAGACCTGGAGGATTATTAGCATAATGGCAACTTTTCCAAATATCAAACCAATTTACGGATCTCGTAAGAAGTCTCAACCAAATATTAAAATTATTCGTTTTGCTGATGGTTATGAACATAGACTTTTGTTTGGAGTGCCAGCCCATCAAAATCCAAAAGAATTTAGCCTTACCTATGAAGTTTCTGAAACAGATGCAGATACTATAGAAGCTTTTTTAGATGCTCGTGTAGATGACTTGGATAGTTTTAATTTTCCCGAAGGATGTTTACCTGGAGAAGGTACATCATCTCAATTTGTTTGTGAAGGTTGGAATAAATCTATGCCATATAACAATAGGGCTAATATTCGAGCTACATTTAGAGAAGTATTTGAACCTACTACATGACAACTACATGGTCTGCTGGTGCTAGTTTAAGCGTGGATGCCATAGTTGCTCCTACTTCGGCTAACAATGGCTTATTTTTTAAAGTAACTCAAGCAGGAACTACAGGTAGTAGCGAACCTCCTTGGGCAGGAACAGTAGGAGTAACTGTCTACGATAATACTGTTAGATATGTTTCTTTCAGTAGTACATTTTCAGACTTACAATCTATAAATCCTTCAGCAATAATTGAATTATTTACGCTCCAATTAGATAATGCTTTGCATGGAGCTACGACTATTTACCGTTTTCACGCAGGTAGTAATCTTAACGCTAACAATAAAATTACATGGGATGGAAACCAATACTTTAGATTTCCAATTCAAGCAACAGGTTTTGCGTTTCAAAAAGGTCAATTACCTAGACCAAAACTTGCAATAAGTAATGGAGGAAATGTAGGAAGTTCTGTTACGGGCTTAAGTATTTCTGCAATACTTTTAACTGTAAATGAAACTACTGCTGGTAATGATTTAACAGGAGCTACCGTAACTAGAATAAGAACATTAGCAAAGTACATTGATGCAGTAAACTTTGCGGATAATACAAATTCAACTGCTGATCCTAAAGTTGAGTTTCCTAGAGAGATTTACACAATAGATAGAAAGTCATCAGAAAACAGAGAAGTTGTTGAATTTGAACTTGCATCAGTTTTAGACCTCGCAGGTGTAATTTGTCCTAAAAGACAATGCACTCGTGCGGAATTTCCTGCTATTGGTACGTTTGCATAATGAGTTGGAAATACAAAGCACTACTTCATGCCCAACGTGAAGACCCAAAAGAATCTTGTGGGCTTCTATTAAACATAAAAGGTAAAGAAAGATATTACCCATGTAAAAATTTATCTATGACAGATCATCAGTGTTTTATTATCGACCCAGAAGATTATGTGAAAGCTGATAATATAGGAGAAATAGTTGCTGTAGTTCATAGTCATCCAATAACCCCACCTACACCTAGTCAAGCAGACAAAATTAGTTGTGAAGATAGCAATTTACCCTGGCATATTGTTAATCCAAAGACGGAGCAATGGGCATATCTAGAACCATGTGGCTATAAACCACCTCTTTTAGGCAGACAGTGGGTGTGGGGCATTACAGACTGTTGGGCTTTAGTTCGGGATTGGTATAAAGAAGAAAGAAACATAGAACTTAGAGATTGGAAAAGACCATCCACTCCAGAGGAATTTATAAAAGATCCTATGTTTGAAAGGTGTGCATGGAGAACAGGATTTAGACAATTAAGACCTGATGAAAAATTAATAAATGGTGATTTGTTATTTATGTCAATTTTAGGTAATGGTTTAAATCATGTAGCGATTTTCTTAGATGGAGATGTTTTACATCATTTAACAGATAGACTATCTTGTAAAGAACCTTATTCTGAATGGTTGTTAAAATGTACAGGAGGTAGGTATCGTTATGTTGCGTAAAGTAAAACTATACGGTGAACTTGCTAAATTTGTAGGTCATAAAGAATTTGAAGTAAAAGTTGATAGTCTTAGAAACTTAGCTAGTTTTTTAATTTATAATTTTCCCGAAATCGAAAGACATATGAATCCAAAACAATATCAAATAAAAGTTGGTAGTTATGCTGTTGATAAAGATGAATTACATCATCCTATAGGCAGTGAGGATATTCACATTATTCCTGTAATAGCTGGATCAGGAGGTCTTGGTAAAACATTAGCTGGAGTTGCTTTTATAGGTTTAGCTATTGCATCTGGAGGAGCAGGATTCGCACTTGGATCTAAGGGTGTTGGTTTTATAGCAACAGGAGGTGCATTAGCAAGTCCATTTATGGCAGCAGTAGGAAATTTAGGTATAGGCTTGTTGCTTATGGGTGTTAGTGAAATGTTGTTTCCTTTACCTAAACCACAAAAATTCAGTTCAGAGGAAGATCCAAGATTATCTTTTAGTTTCAGTGGAGTACAGAATACATCAAGAGCAGGAACTCCAGTACCTATAGTTTATGGTGAAATTTTCACAGGAAGTGTTGTAATAAGTGCAGGTGTAGATACTAACCAGGTAGAAGCATGATTAACAAAGGAAAAATTATCAAAGGTGCTGGAGGCGGTGGTAAAGATAAAGCAAAGCAACCCACGATCCAGCCTGATAATTTACATAGTAGACAGTTTGCAACAGTACAAGATTTACTATCTGAAGGTGAGATTGAAGGTTCAGCTACAGCATCTAAAGCTGGACTTACAAAAGGAACAACAGCGTACAATAACGCATTTTTAAAAGATATTTTTTTAGACGATACTCCAATACTTCAAGAGGGTGCGGATAATGCAAGTCCAGACGATACTGATTTTAACTTTCAAAACATTACGTTCAACAGTCGTTTTGGAACGTCTAATCAAGAGTTTATTAAGGGAATCACAACTACTCCAAGAACTCCTACAGGTGTAAATGTAACAGTTACGGTGGCTGCTCCTGTAACCAGACAAGTGACTACTGCAAATTTAACGGCTATTATCGTCACTCTTACCTGGCCCGCTTTACAACTTTTTAGAGATGGAGATATTTTAGGAGATACCGTAAATTATAAAATACAAGTTCAACATGATTCTGGAGGTTTCGTAACTAAAGTAGAAGATCAAGTTAGTGGTAGATCAGCAGACGCATACGCAAGAGATCACAGAATAAATCTTAGTACTTACAGTTCATCTGTAGACATTAAAGTTATTAGAGTAACAGCCGATTCAACTGATAGTAACCAAGTAAATGCTTTTCAATTTACAAGTTTTCAAGAAGTTATTGATAATCAATCTAACTATCCAAATAGTGCTTACACATCAATAAGATTAGATAGTAAACAGTTTAGTAGAGTACCCACTAGAAAATTCCGTTTGCGTGGCATAAAAGTTAAAATCCCAGGAGCAGGTGCGAATAATTCTGGTACTCCAACTGTAGATGCTGCTACAGGCAGAATAATTTATCCCGATGGATACATTTTTAATGGTGTATTGGGTGCAGCTACTTATACAAATTGTCCTGCCATGTGCTTACTTGATTTGCTTACGAATACAAGATATGGATTTGGAGATCATATAACTGAAAGTAATTTGGATTTATTTAGTTTTGTAGCTGCAAGTAAATACTCTAATGAATTGGTTGACGATAATACTGGATCAGGAACTCAAGAAGCTAGATTTAGTTGCAATGTAAATATTCAAAATTCACAGGAAGCTTTCGATGTTATTAACTCTTTAGCAGGAGTAATGAGATGTATGCCTATATGGTCTGCTGGAAGTGTAACTATAAGCCAAGATAAACCAACAACTCCAAGTTACTTATTTAACCTAGCTAATGTAGGACCAGCAGGATTTAATTATGCAGGAAGTAGCCTAAAGCAGAGACACTCCATTGTTTCTGTTAGTTACTTCAATATGGATTCAAAGGAAGTAGATTTTGAAGTAGTAGAGGATGCAACAGCAATATCTAAATTAGGTCATACAAAAAAAGTAATAAAAGCATTTGCTTGTACTAGCAGAGGTCAAGCTGCTCGTTTAGGTAGAGCAGTTCTTTTTGCTGAACAGAATGAATCTGAAACAGTAACTTTTTCAACCTCTATAGATAGTGGAGTGCTCGTAAGACCAGGATCAGTAATTGAAATAAACGATCCAGTAAGAGCAGGGGTAAGAAGAGGTGGAAGAATTGTATCTGCAACAACCACAGCAATAACTATTGATGCTCAATCAAGTACAAGTTTACCTGCTATTGATGACAGTCCAACGTTGAGTGTAATCCTATCTGATGGAACGGTAGAACAACGGACAGTCTCAGATATTAGTGGAGCAGTTATAACAGTTAGTTCTGCTTTTTCATCAGCACCAAACGTGAACTCACCATATTTAATATCCAGTAATAGCTTACAAACTCAGTTGTTTAGAGTTATTCAAGTACAAGAACAGGACGATGTTAACTATGTAATTACAGGTTTATCTTATGTAGAAGGTAAGTATAACTTTATAGAAAGCGGAACTCCTTTTGCTGCAAGAACAATATCGTTATTAAATCAACCTGCACCTGCTCCAAGTAACCTAACTATTACAGAACAGATAGTTGTTATAAATAAAATGGCTCGAAGTAAACTAATTGTTGATTGGAAACCTGTTGAAGCCGTAACTCAATACCAAGTAAATTACAAATTTGAAAATGGTAATTATGTTTCTCAAACAGTATTTGCTTCTGACTTTGAGTTGTTAGATACACCTGTAGGCGAGTACACTTTTCAAATTTATTCATACAACGCTGCTTTAGACATATCACCTAATCCTGCTGTAGCAACTTTTAATGCTGTAGGTAAAACAGCGATACCTGGTGACGTTCAAGATTTAACAATAGAACCTATAAATGAACAATTTGCCAGATTAAGATTCAGCCAATCTACAGATGTAGATGTTTTACATGGTGGTCGAGTTTATGTAAGGCATACGAATCAAACTGGAGGTGGTGCAACATTTCAAGCTGCACAAGATGTTGTTGAGGCTGTAGCTGGTAATGCTACTGAAGTTATAGTACCTGCACTACAAGGAACATATCTTTTAAAATTTCAAGACGATGGTGGAAGATTTAGTGCTACAGCAGCTAGTGTAACCTTATCAACAGTTGAAATAGTAGATTCTATAGTAGTTAAAACAGATAGAGAAGATACTGACGGAACACCTTACAACGGAAGCAAATCAAATGTTGTTTATGATTCTAGTCTTGGAGGATTAAAACTTACTGACCCAACCGCAAATTCAACTGGCACATACGATTTTGTAGATACTCTTGATCTTGGTGGTACATTCTCACTTGTCTTAAAAAGACATTTTCAAGGAGTTGGTTTTTACACAGGAGATCAATTTGATAATAGAACCGAAAATATTGATACATGGACAGATTTTGATGGTGCAGTAGCTCAAGATGCAAACGCAAAGATAGCAGTTAGAACTACAACTGATGATCCAAATGGATCTCCTACCTATGGTTCTTTTAATGATTTTGCCAATGGGGCGTTCAAAGGTAGAGGTTTTCAATTCAGAATAACTTTAGATACAACAGATACGGCTCAAAATATGAATCTTCAACAAGCAGGTTATACAGCAACTATGTTATCCAGAACAGAACAGTCATCTGTAATAGCATCTGGAGCAGGAGCAAAAGCTGTTACATTCACAGCACCATTTTTTGTTGGAACGTCAGCTTTAGGTAATCAAAATAGTTTTTTACCTGCTGTAATAATATCTCCACAGAATATGGCAACAGGGGACTTTTTTGAACTCAGTGGTATATCTGGAACTGGATTTACAGTTCACTTTAAGAACTCAAGTAATGCTAGTATTGATAGGAACTTTACCTACAGTGCTGTTGGTTTCGGCAAAGGAGGTTAACATGGAGGAAAATAGTATTTAACTGTGGCTGACGTTACAAATTACACAATCGAAAATGCTTCTGGAGCAAACGTGAGAACTGACCTCAACAATGTTTTTGCTGCGATCCAATCAAGTAATTCAAAGTCAAGTGACCTAGCTCAAAGTCAATGTGTAGCTGGTATGCCTTTTTTAAATACCACCACAAATATCTTAAAAATACGAAATTCAAGCAACGGTGGTTTTACAGAAATAGGAAATATTGACACAGCTAATTTAGGATTACTACCTGCCACAGGTGGGACTATGACAGGTGCTTTACTTGGGCATGATGGTTCTGATGCTGCTGCTCCAGCTTTTTCTTTTGATACAGATACAGATTTAGGATTATTCAGAAAGGCTGCAAACATCATGGGATTTAGTTCTTCTGGAACTGAGCAGATTTTATTTGATGCAAACGGTATCACTCTTCAATTACAAAATGAAATAAGGTTTGCTGATTCGGATTCAAGTCACTATGTTTCTATGAAAGCACCATCAACTGTTGCTTCAAATAAAACTATTACTTTGCCAGATTCCACAGGTACTTTGGCTTTGACATCTAACATTGTCAATTCAATACAAGGTACAAATCTAACTGGTTTACATACTTTAACTCCAGCAACTAATAATCAATATGATTTAGGTTCAAGTACCTTAAGATGGGCTAATTTATATGTGAACGATTTTAATTTATCTAACGAGGGTCATAAAAATGACGTTGACGGAACATGGGGAAGCTATACTATACAGGAAGGGGCTTCAGACCTATTCTTAATTAACAAAAGAAATGGCAAAAAGTACAAATTCAATCTTACGGAGGTCGATTAATGGGAATTAATTTTGCTACAGGAGGCACGATGTCTTTCCCTGGTAGATTATATGACTCATATTGGACTCCACTCTATTCTCAATATTGGACAAATTTAGATACAACAATTTGTACCTTATCAAATAGATCAATGCCCAGCACTAGCTCTGATGTTTACCATGTACTCATCATGCATTTGGCTAATGCAGGTAATAATGGTGGTGCTGTTAAGATTATGTATTCAAATAATAATGGATCAAGTTACTCTAACTTTTCTACAGGAGATATGGCAACGGTAGACTCTAGAACTGGTGGTACTACTGAATCTAACTTTGATAGTGTATCTATGGTTGGATCTCATAGAAACTTTGATGCTCAAGCACATCAGATTGAAAGTCAAAGTTGTGTTTGGTATTACGCACCGCAGTCAACTCAAAGTAGATTCAGAATAAGAATAGGTGCTGACACAGGAAGTGGAGGTTCACCAGCAATATCAATTAACAGAAGAAGTGTAGATAATCAATATAGATCAATTAGTTGGTTTGAAGAAAAAATTTATCACGGAGTAAACTAATGGCTGAGTGGTACGAAGATTGCGATACTTGCAGATCACAAATTCCAATAAATGTAGCGATACTTTCTTTAGATCCTGATGCAAAATTTAGTACATTTGATGAGCTTGACGGAAAGGGAGAGCAAATTATCTGGGATGAAAGTAATTCCAAAAGTTGTCCAACAGATGAAGCTATAGCTGCTGAACAGGCAAGACTATTAGCATTAGAACCAATTAGAATGTTAAGAAGAAATCGTAACGCACTTTTAGCCGAAACAGATTGGATGGCTAATAGTGATGTAGAAATGTCTGATGCTTGGAAAACTTACAGGCAAGCTTTAAGAGATATGCCAGCTACAGAATCAGATCCTTCAAATCCCACTTGGCCGACAAAACCTAGCTAATTATGGCAATTATTCCAGGGAAAAAGAATTTTACTGTTGATAGAAGAGCAGACTTTCCTATAAGACTAACTTTTAAAGATTCCACTGGATCGGCCATAGATTTAACTGGTTATACCGTGGCTGCTCAAGTTTATGATGAGTCACGATCCACAAAATATGCCGATTGGTCAGTTGCCTACACTAATAGATCAGGAGGCACTGTTGATATTTCTCTTACAGATACGCAAACAGCAACTTTCACTCCAAGTATTTTGTTTTATGACGTATTGTTAACAGAACCAGGGGGTAACAAAAACTATTATTTAGAGGGTAAACTATTTATAAGTGAGGGATACACAGCATGAGCAGTCCTAATTCTGTAACTGTTAGTCAGATTTCTGATGTAACTACAGTTGAACTAACAACGCAAGGTCCACAAGGTCCAGCCTTTGCTGCAACTGGAACTACTTTGGATGACTCCAATAAAGTAGATGGCTCAGTAGTGTTTTTCGACTCATCTAGTGGTACATTTAAAGCAGATTCAACTACTACCAAACTTACACTTGTTGATGGAGGGAATTTCTGATGGCTAATACAATTAGGATTAAAAGATCCACTGGATCGTCTAACCCAACTTCTCTTGAAAATGCTGAAATAGCTTTTAGAGAAGGTGATGAAGTATTAGTTATTGGTAAAGGAACTGGAGGAGCAGGAGGATCTGCTACATCTATTGAGTCCAT